AAAGGCTGGCTGGAGAGCACGTCTTCGTTTCTATTGCAATGTTTTAGTCGACGATGGCATTGAAGCACCGTATGTGGCTATTTGGTCAATGGGTGTTAGCAAGCAATCAGCATTTAATACAATTCGTGAGTATGCACTTGAAACAGGTAGCATCTCAAACGTAGTCTGGAAAGTAAAACGAAATGGTCAGGGTACTGAAACAAGTTACACAACCATTCCAGGTGCACCAGATACAGAACCATTTGACTGGTCAGCATTTAAGCCTTATCCTCTTGAGTTAGCATTAAAGAAAATTCCTTATGCTGAACAAGAAGCATTCTACTTAGGCTTTGACGGTCCAACAACTTCATCTGCTACCAACGTAGACTGGTAATAGATGAACTATGTAGGCTTACATGTTCATACTCACTACTCCCTATTTGACGGCATAGCAACTCCACAAGAGTATGTAGACCGTGCTAGCAAGTTGGGTATGAACGCTCTTGCAATTACAGATCACGGTACACTTTCTGGTCACAGAGAGTTGTATCGTGCTGCAAAAGAAAAGGGTATTAAGCCAATCCTTGGTTTAGAAGGATACATGTGTGCAGATATATCTGATAAAAGGGATAAGTCTGAAAGGGAAGGTCAACAAGATCTTGTCTATAACCACATTGTCCTTCTAGCCAAGAACCAAAAGGGTTTGGAAAACCTTAACAAAATTAGTGAAATTGCATGGACAGATGGGTTTTTTAAGAAACCAAGGTTTGACTTTGAGATTCTTAAAAAGTATAAAGAAGGAATTATCGTAACGTCTGCTTGTCCTAGTAGCGTTATTGTTAAAGCATTAGAAGAGCAAGAGTTTGCAATTGCTAAAAAAAATATTAATTGGTTTAAAGATAATTTTGGTAGCGATTATTACATTGAGGTTATGCCACACAATACACCAGAAATAAATAAATATCTTATTGAACTTGCTGATGAGTTTGATATAAAGGTTGTTGTTACACCAGACTGTCACCATTCAGATACATTGCAAAAAGAAATACAAGAATTTAAATTAATTTTAAATACACATGGGAAAGTAAACAAAGAAGCAACGTATGAAAAATCTAAAAAGAAAACAGACATGATGGAAAGACTTGACTATCTATACGGACAAGACCGCCAGATAACATTTAATAAGTTTGATATCCACCTATTGTCTTATGAAGAAATTAAAGCAGCAATGGAGTTGCAGGATATTGATCGACCAGACATCTATTCAAACACATTGTTATTGGCAGATACAGTAGAAGACTATGACATTAAAGATGGACTAAACCTGCTTCCAGTTCAGTATAAGAATCCAGATAAACAATTAAGAGATTTGGCATGGCAAGCACTAGAAAATAAAAGACTAACATCTTCTTGGGTAGGAAATGATTCCTATGAGTTAAGATTAGACGAAGAACTTGAAATTATTAAAGATAAAAAATTTGCTCCATACTTTCTTGTAGTTCAAAGTATGATTAATTGGGCTAAGAAGGAAGGAATCTTAGTTGGTCCTGGTCGTGGATCTTCTGCTGGCTCTTTGGTTTGCTATATGCTTGGCATTACAGATATAGATCCATTAGAGCATGGACTTTTGTTTTTTCGTTTTATTAATCCAGAGCGTAATGACTTTCCTGATATTGATACAGATATTCAAGATACTCGTCGTGATGAAGTAAAAGATTATTTAGTTAGACAATATAGACACGTAGCGTCTATTGCCACATTCCTTGAGTTTAAAGATAAAGGCGTTGTGCGAGATGTTGCAAGAGTTTTAGATATACCATTAACAGATGTGAACAAGGTATTAAAGTTAGTAGATACTTGGGATGAATATTGCACCTCTAAAACTACACTATGGTTTAGAGAAAAATATCCAGAAGTGGAGATTTATGGAGAACAATTACGTGGTCGTATTAGGGGTACTGGCATTCATGCTGCTGGTGTGGTTACTAGTAAGGATCCAATATTTAGGTATGCGCCATTGGAAACTCGCTCTTCTCCTGGATCCGATGATCGCATTCCTGTGGTTGGTGTTGATATGGAAGAGGCTGAAAAGATTGGTCTTATTAAAATTGATGCATTAGGTCTTAAAACTTTAAGCGTAGTAAAAGATGCTATTAGCATGATTAAGCAAAATCACTACAAAGACATTGATCTTTTATCAATTGATATGGCAGATCCAAAAGTATATGAGATGCTTTCAGACGGGTATACAAAAGGTGTATTCCAATGTGAAGCAACACCATATACAAACCTTCTAGTAAAAATGGGAGTAAAGAATTTTAATGAGTTAGCAGCATCAAATGCTTTAGTTCGTCCAGGTGCTATGAATACTATTGGTAAAGATTATATTGCTCGTAAGCATGGTAAGCAGAATGTTTCCTATACCCACCAAATTATGAAGCAGTTCACAAATGATACATATGGGTGTATCCTGTATCAAGAGCAAGTTATGCAGGCTTGTGTTCACCTAGGTGGAATGTCAATGTCTGATGCTGACAAGGTACGTAAAATTATTGGAAAGAAGAAAGATGCAAAAGAGTTCGATATTTATAAAGAACGTTTTATTACTGGCGCTTCTGCCTATATTGCTCCCAACCAGGCTCGTGATCTATGGCATGACTTTGAGGCGCATGCGGGATACTCGTTCAACAAGAGTCATGCGGTTGCTTACTCTACGCTCTCGTATTGGACGGCGTGGTTAAAATACTACTATCCACTTGAGTTTATGTTTGCCCTTCTTAAGAATGAAAAGGATAAAGACGGTAGAACAGAATATCTTATTGAAGCAAAACGTATGGGAATATCTATTAAACTTCCACACATCAATGACTCTGATCTTGATTTCAAAATTGAAGGCAAGGGTATAAGGTTTGGTTTAACAGGAATTAAATTTATCTCTAATAATATTGCTGCTAAATATATTGCTGCTCGTCCATTTAAATCATACAAAGAACTTGAAGAGTTTACTTTTACAAAAGGTAATGGCGTAAACAGTAGAGCGCTTAATGCTCTTAGAGTTATTGGTGCAGCAACTTTTTCAGATAACCCTAGAAGTGATAGTGAGATTAAAGAAAATATTTATGAATATTTAAACCTTCCAGAGTTTAACATAACAATTCCTTCGCACTATTATGCATTTATTCAAGACATTGATTTATTTGAAGAAAAAGGATCATATATTTTAATGGGTATGGTTAAAACAATTAAACGAGGAAAAGGATGGTCACGAGTTGAAATTCTGGACAAAACTGGGAGTGTTGGTATATTTGATGAAGAGGGAACCACTATTGAGACGGGTCGCACTTACTTGGTTCTTGCTAATGACAATAGGATTGTATCTGCAATTCCTGTTGATGAAATAAAAGAATCTTCAAATGCACTTGTTAAGTTTTTAGGTTATAAACAATTACCATATAGCGAAGAAGAAATGTTTGTTGTTTCTTTTAAACCAAGAGTTACAAAGGCTGGAAAAAAAATGGCTTCTTTAACTTTAGCAGATACGGCTAGAGATTTACACTCTGTTACAGTATTTCCTACTGCATTTCCTAAAGCATATATGCATATTGAAGAAGGTAAATCGTATAAATTTAGTTTTGGTAAAACCAAAGATGGAACCGTTATAATGGAGGATGTAAATGTCAGTTAGTGTAGAAGATGTATTATCTCAGTTAGATCCAAGACTTAGAAAACGACTTGGAACTGGCGAAGGTATTAGTTTTGAGTATCAGCCAACACCAAGTTTTGGATTAAACCGTGCCCTAGGCGGTGGACTACCATACGGTAGACAGGTGCTTATATGGGGAAGCAAGTCATCTGCTAAGTCCTCTATGTGTTTACAAATGATTGCTTTAGCACAAGCAGAAGGTAAGGTTTGTGCATGGATTGATTCTGAGATGTCTTACTCTGAAGATTGGGCACGACAACTGGGGGTAGACCCAACAAAGTTAATTTATTCTCAAGCAAGAACTATTAGCGACATGGTAGATGTTGGCGTTGGGCTTATAAATGCTGGAGTTGACTTAATAGTCATTGACTCTATTACTTCTATGCTTCCTGCTATATATTTTGAAAAAGATACAGATGAAATGAAAGCACTTGAGAATACAAAACAAATTGGTGCAGAGTCTAGAGACTTTAGCAATGCTTGGAAAATGCTTAACTATGCTAATAACAAGGTAAAGCCAACACTTCTTGTTCTTATTTCTCAATCAAGAAACAACATTAGCGCTATGTATACAAGCCAGCAACCTTCTGGTGGGCAGGCTACCAAGTTTTATTCATCTTGTGTTATAAAGTTGTTTTCTTCTGAGTCTGACAATCAGGCTATCAAAGGTAAAATTAAAGTTGGAGATAAACTGATTGAAGAAAAAATTGGAAGAAAGATTAGATGGGAATTACAATTTTCTAAAACATCCCCAGGTTTTCAGTCTGGTGAGTATGATTTTTATTTCCGTGGAAACAACATTGGTATTGATGCTGTTGGTGATCTTGTTGATACTGCAGAATCTATTGGTTTATTAAACAGAACTGGCGCATGGTATCAGTTAGAAGATGGCACAAAAGTACAAGGAAGAGATGGAATTATTAATAGGATAAAAGAAGATTTAAATTTACAACAACAACTAAAAGATAAGTTGAGTAATGTCTAAAGAGTTTACAGTATATCCAGGCAAATTTCCTTGTAAAACTTGCCAAGAAATTGTTGGTTCTTTAAGGTATTGGAAAGAAATAGGTGATGCAACTTGGATGTGTTCTCAAAAACACATATCTACAGTTGGATTAATTCCACCAAAAAGAAAGAAAAGAGACTTTACAAATGAGTGAGAAAAGCGAGTCCAAAAGAATTGGGGCTAAGCAACACAAAAATTCTGGTCGTAATAATAAAAAAGGAGATGCAACTTGGAGAAATTTTATAGTTGACTTTAAAGAAGTTGGAAAATCTTTTACATTAAACAAAGATGTATGGGCTAAGGCTGTTACTGATTCCATAAAATCAGGAATTGATAAATCTCCAGCAATTGTAGTAGTGCTTGGAGAAGGAAATACAAAGGTAAGACTTGCTATAATTGAAATGGATCTTTTAGAACAACTAACGGAGGGTAAATAAAATGATAGAGCAAATTAAACAAACAGGAACAACCATAGATATGGTCAATGGTTTGACTGAAATTGCTGACTATATGAATGACGAAGAGTTAACAACTGCTTTAACAATGATTGCTAAGTTAATCATTAAACCAGATGTTCCATTTAATGTTGCTACTGTTGAAATTGTAAGACTTCAAGCCATTGCAGCAAAAATGTCATTTAAAGCAACATGGATGGCTAATGTAGATAAAAGTGATAGAGCAAAGAAAAACATATATTTCACGGCAGCAGAATCAATCAACAATTTAGTGTCAGCACTCAAATACATAATACGATAACCTGCTATACTTATATAAACAAAGGATAAAAAATGAGCAAAAACTTACTAAAACAGATTATGATTAGAACAGATGAACCAAAACATAATGAAGATGTTGGCTATACAGAAGGATTAGTTAATGCTATTCAACAAGGATATGTAGCAGATATTAAACCAAAATTTACTAAAAAATATTCTTTTTCTCCATCAACACTTACTTATGGTGCTGGAGAGTGTGCAAGGTTTTGGTATCTTGCTTTTGATGGCGCAGTGTTTTATGATAACGCTGACCCATATGGTGTAGCAAATAGAACAAACGGTACGTTAAGCCATGATCGAATTCAAGATGCAATGATTAAAGCAGACATCTTAGATAAAAACATGGAGTTTGAAACAGATCGTAAATATGGCAAACAAAAACATCCAGCATTAGAGTTTACAGTTAAGGTAGATGATCCTCCTATCTTTGGCTATGGAGATGTAATGCTTGACTATAAGGGTGAATCAATTCTTGGCGAAATTAAAACAATGCCAAACGATGGATTTGAATATAAAAAAGCAAATAGAAAAGCAAAAGGCAAACACCTTATGCAATTACTAATGTATATGAAAGTATTAAAAAAAGATAAAGGTGTTTTAATTTATGAAAATAAAAACAATCATGAATTATTAACCTTACCAGTGCTAGTTAATGATGAGTATCGTAACTGGACCAACTATGCATTTGACTGGATGAAACAAGTTCGTAAGGCTTGGACAGATAGAGACATTCCAGTAAAAACATATAGAGCAAACTCAAAAATCTGTAAGGTTTGCCCTATCCAAAAAGCCTGTGCAGAGGCAGAAGCAGGGGTTTTAAAAATTAAACCTCTTGAGGAATTAAGTGAAACTATGTGATCGATGCGATAAAGCATTTAATCCCAAAGTAAGTTATCAAATTTACTGCGGGATTGAGTGTAGAGACATTGCAACAAAAGATAAAATTGTGCAACGCTACCACATAACTCGTAGACAAAAAAGAATTGGCAAAGTAAGAAAATGCCATGGTGGTTGTAACGTAGACCTATCAATCTACAATGACTCTGGATTTTGTTCAAATTGTAATGTAAGTAAAAAAAGTGTTGACAAGATGTTAAAAGAAATAAAAGGATTTTTTGATTATGAACAAGACTAAGTGGGGTGCAATAGTGGAGCCAAATAAAATATGTGCCATTGATGCTAGCACCAACAGTCTTGCTTTTGCATTATTTGAAAATAAAAAACTTGGCACTATTGGAAAAATAAAATTTGAAGGTAATACTAATTATGAAAAAGTAATGGATGCCTGTGCTAAAACAAAAGCATTTTTTGAGTACTATGGTGGATTTGAAGCAATAGTAATTGAACACACAGTCTTTATGAATAGTCCTAAAACTGCTGCAGATCTTGCATTGGTTCAAGGTGCACTGCTTGGTGCGGCAGGATTGACTGGAACAAAACAAATAGGAACCGTAGCCCCAATTACTTGGCAAAACTATTTAGGAAATAAAAAATTAACTAAAGAAGAACAATTAGAGATTAAATTAAAAAATCCTGGAAAATCAATATCTTGGTATAAAACATTTGAACGGCAGATAAGAAAAGAAAGGACAATAAAATTAATTGAAATCAACTATGATAAAAGTATTGACGATAATGACGTTGCTGACGCTTGTGGTATCGGCCATTGGGCTATTAATAATTGGAATAAAGCAATAGGGGTAACAGAATAATGCCAGAATTAAATGCTAACATCCCGCCAATTGAATGCTATGTTCGTGGAAACTACTTAAGGAATCAATTAGATAGTCATGACAAATATTTTCCATGCGTTATATTTGGTGTTGCTAGTATAAAAAGTAGAAGTCCTTTATTTCATATAATGATGGAGGATGGCGGATTATGGTGGAGATTACCAATTAGTGCATTTTGTACAAAGCCTGGAGTTCCTGAAGTAGACTTGCATAATTTAGTTTTATGGAACGCCTTTAGTCATCACATATCTGTAACTAAATTTGAAAACTTAACAAACCTTAGAATGTCATATATTGATAGAACAAAAACAAGACATGATGGAACTTATTTATTTACTCTTGACTGGCACAATCCAGATACAAATGTTATAGATGACGGGTATTCAGAAAGTCCTTCTGAGCACAAATGTGGACATGTCATACAGCGAGATGATGGAAACTTTGCTATTCAGCCCAATAATAGAGTTCGTATTTATGAACCTTCCTTTACCCTAAAAAAAGATTATGTTATTGAAAGAATAATTAATGATTACAAGTGGGATGTTGAAAATCAAAATAAATGGATCTTAGAAGACTCTGATAAATTTTATTATGATATTAATACAAAAGAGGTTGACAAATAACACTATGACTGGTAAACTGTATACAAGTGAGACTTGGCTTCGAAAGAGATATCTTATGGATAAAAAGTCTCCACAAGACATTGCCAAAGAATGCGGCGCAAGCGTAGAAACAGTCTACGTATACCTTGCAAAATTTGGATTAAGGAAATCAAAACGATGAGTAATAATTTAAACATTACGGTTGATCAAGTCAACCATCCATTACACTATACAACAGATCCTAGTGGAGTTGAGTGTATACAGATTACACGTCATCGCAATTTTAATATTGGAAATGCTTTTAAATATTTATGGAGAGCGGGACTTAAAGATGAACAAAAAACAATCCAAGATTTAGAAAAAGCAATATTTTATATTAAAGATGAAATTAATCGTTTAGAAGGAAAATACCATGTCAAGTGAAATAGAATTAGTTCAACATTTAGATGAAGTAAACAAAGTAGTTACAGAATACTTAAAGGGGCAGGATCCAACAAAAATATCTAAAGAACTAGACATGCCTAGAACTCGTGTTGTTGCATTAATTAATGAGTGGAAAGTCATGGCATCTGCTAATGATGCAATTCGTGCACGGGCTAAAGAAGCACTTGCTGGAGCAGACACACACTATAGCAAACTTATTACAAAGGCTTATGAAGTTATTGATGAATCAAGTATGACAAATAACCTTAGTGCAAAGACTCAGGCTATTAAACTTGTTATGGATATTGAAAAATCTAGAATTGAAATGCTTCAAAAGGCTGGTTTGTTAGAAAATAAAGAACTTGCCGAAGAAATGGTTCAAATTGAAAGACGACAAGAAGTCCTTGTTGAAATACTTAGAGAAATTGCTTCTACGCATCCAGAAGTTCGTGATTTAATTATGCATAGGCTTTCACAAATTGCAAAAGAAGGCGAAGTGATTACAATTGTCCAAGATGTTTAATGATTTTTTAGATGTATTAAAAGAAAATCAGTTTGATGAAAAACCAGTAGATGTTAAAACATTTGTTGAGTCATCTGATTATCTTGGTCAGCCAACTTTGTCAGCAATCCAGTATGACATAGTAGAAGCAATGAGTCAGATATACAAGAAAGAAGATTTACAAGAACTTTATGGATCAGTAGAGGGGGCTAGATACTATGACAAATATACAAAAAACGAAATCATCTTACAGTTGGGGAAAGGTAGCGGTAAAGATTTTACTTCCACTGTTGCTTGTGCTTACATTGTTTATAAGTTACTTTGTCTCAAAGACCCCGCAAGATACTTCGGAAAACCAAGCGGGGATGCGATAGATTTAATTAACGTTGCCATTAACGCACAACAGGCTAAAAACGTTTTCTTTAAAGGTTTTAAAACAAAAATTGAAAAATCTCCTTGGTTTGCAGGTAAGTATAATGCTAAGGCTGATAGCGTTGAGTTTGATAAATCAATTACTGTTTACTCAGGACATTCAGAAAGAGAATCTCATGAGGGTTTAAACTTGTTGCTTGCAGTACTTGATGAAATTTCTGGATTTGCTTCTGAGGTTGGAACTGGTAATGAACAAGGTAAAACTGCAGAGAATATTTATAAAGCATTTCGTGGATCGGTAGACTCTCGTTTTCCAGATCTTGGTAAGGTTGTTCTTCTTTCATTCCCTCGTTATCAGGGTGACTTTATTTCAAAACGGTATGAAGATGTAATTATGGAAAAAGAATCAATAGAAAAGAAACATACTTTTATTATGAATGAAGACTTACCACATAATGATCCAAACAATCAGTTTGAAATTACATGGGAAGAAGATCAAATTATTTCTTATAAAGTTCCAAAAATATTAGCATTAAAAAAACCAACATGGGAAGTAAATCCAACAAGAAAAATAGATGACTTTAAACTAGCATTTTATACAGATCTTGGCGATGCCATGATGCGTTTTGCTTGTGTTCCAACATATGCCTCAGATGCTTTCTTTAAACAAAAAGAAAAGTTAGAAAAATGTATGAACACAAGAAATCCAATAGACTCTTTTAAAAGGTTTGAAGAAACTTTTAAACCAGATCCAGAAAAAATGTATTATGTCCATGCTGACCTTGCACAAAAACATGACAAGTGTGCTGTTGCTATTGCACATGTTGACAAATGGGTTAACATTCAAGTTATTAAAGACTATGAACAGGTAGCCCCCATAGTTGTTGTTGATGCTGTTGTATGGTGGGAACCAAAAGCAGAAGGTCCAGTTAACTTATCTGAAGTAAAACAATGGATAGTTAATTTACGTAGAGAAGGTTTTAATCTTGGAATGGTTTCTTTTGACCGTTGGCAATCTTTTGATATTCAAAATGAATTACAGGCTGTTGGCATTAGAACAGAAACTGTTTCAGTTGCCAAAAAACATTACGAAGATTTAGCAATGATGATTTATGAAGAGCGAGTGGCAATTCCTATGATTCCATTATTGTTAGAAGAAATGTCAGAATTAAAAATTATGAAGGGTAACAGGGTAGATCACCCTCGTAAAAAATCCAAAGACTTAGCAGATGCTGTCTGTGGAGCAGTGTTTGGGGCAATATCTCATACCCCCAAAAATAATAATACAGAAATTGAGGTCCATACATGGAGTTCTGCAACTCGACTTGCGGAGAAACAGCAACATATGGTAGAATTAGATAATCGAGAAATGCCTAACGATGTTAAGGACTTTCTTGATAAATTAAACTTAATATAAACTAACAAGGAGAAAAATGAATTCATTTAAGAAACTTGCCACAGTCTTGGCTGCAGCCTTGACGCTTGGCGTGATGTCGGCACTTCCGACACAGGCTACAGTCTATGCTGACGTTGTCACCATTGATGCAGTAGCAGATACAATTAATCCTGGTGAGACTGCAACAGCAGTAGTATCAGTATCGTTTTTGGGAACAAGTATTGGAGATACCGTTTCGGTAATATCTGCAGTATTGTCTGCCCCATCTACTGCTAGCGTTCCACGATTTGCTGTTACAGAAACATCTAGCGCAACAGTGGCACTATCAGCAGACACAACAACAGCAGCAATTTCGCCAGCGACAAATACAACTGGCTATGTTACTGCAAAATTAACATCATCACTTTATGTACCTAGCGTTGCTGGAACATATGTGATTAGATTTATTCCTACATTAACAAGCGCTTCTGGATCAGTAACATCTCCAGCATTGACTTGGACAGTTACTGTAACTGCACCAGATCTTAAGGCATCAACTGCACATACAACATCTATTCTTAATGCTGGAGAAACAATTTCAGCAACAACAGATGCTACCGTATATGCTTCAAAGACAGTTTCATCTGATGCTGCAGCAGTTATTGTTTTAACTCAAAAGAACGCTGCTAATGGTTCTGCTTCAGAATCTATTACAGCAACTATTTCAGGTGCTGGTATGTTGGGACATGGTACAAACCATGCAACAATTACTGGTTTAGGTAGATCATTGGTTATTCCTGCAGGTAGTTACATTGGAGTATTTTCTGATGGAACATCTGGTGTAGGAACAATTACACTTACTTCACAATCTGGAGTATTATTGGCAACAGAAACTGTAACATTTTATGGCGATATTGCTAAAGTTGTTACAACTGTAAAGAAGCCAACTATTGCAGTAGGTTCAAATGCAGATGCAATTTCTGCAGTAGCATATGATGCTGCTGGTGTAATTGTTGGTGCAGGAACATTAACTGCTACCTCAAGTGATTTAACAATAATTAGCAACTCAGCAACAACTGCTTCCATTGTAAATGGTGCAGCACTATTTTCGCTAACTGGTGTAAAAACTGGTTCAGCAGGTGTAGTTGTAAAGAGTGGCACAATTTCTGCAGATACAGCAACAGTTCGTGTTGAGGCTGCCGTCGCTACAATTAAGTTGGCTTTTGATAAAGCAAACTATGTAGCAGGAGAGCAAGCAACAATTACCTTGTCAGCAGTTGATGCTACAGGTGCTGTACTATCTGGAAAGACATATGCTAACTTACTTGCTGCTGGTGGAATTACTACAAGTTATTCCTTTGGTGGATCAAGTGATACTATTACTGCAACAGCAGTTACAACAGATGCAAATGGTGTAAAAACTTATAAGGTTTTCATGCCACTAAGCGCTGGCAATGTAACTGTTTCTGCAACTGGTGGATCTGATCTTCCAACAGCAGGACAAGTTAAAGTTACTACAACTGCAACAGTTACTGATTCAGCCTCACAAGCACTTGCTGCAGTGGCTGCATTAGCGGTAACAATAGCACAATTAAGAACCTTAATTACAACTCTTACGAATTTAGTTCTTAAGATTCAAAAGAAAGTAAAAGCATAACAAACTCCTTGTAAAATTGAGGGTAGATTAATTTCTACCCTCTTTTTTATTGAATAAAAATGGTATAATTACTAATATAATTACACATAGGAGACCACCACTCAATTGACCAATCTCAAACGAAGACTAATATTAGCCTTTGGGGTGGGACTGTGCTTAACAATTTTTGGAATAATGGCTCCTGATCGTGCTCACGCTACAGAAAATCAAGAACAAGTTGTTGTTAGCCCTGCTCAACAGGCAGTCAATACAGCCCTTGCAACAGCCACTACAGAGGTTCAGCAGGCTATTGCAGCCACGGATACTGCCACAGCCACTATAGCAGTAGCAGTTGCTGAAAGGGTAGAGGCTCAGGCAGCGGTAGAAACATTAACCGCAACAGTCTCAATAGCACAATCAAATGTAGCCTTAGTAGACACAGCCACAGCCACAATTAGTGCTATAGATTTATCTGTTACACCAATAGATCAAAGTTCGCAGGTAGTTCAAGATGCTAAAGATACTGTTGTCACAGCCCAAACCTCTATAAATAATATTGACACATCAACTGCACAGGTACAAATATCCGAAGCCACTGCAGCAAAAACAACAGCAGCAACAGCACAAGCCACCGCACAAACCGAATTAACTCAAGCAAACCTTGCTATTGATGCTGCTCAAACAGCAGTCAACAATTTACAAGCCACTATTGGAACTAGCACAAATGTTTTGGCTGGAGTAGATGATGCTGGGGTTCAAATGAATCTTCCGTTCGGAATGCAAATGGGTGGAACTGTTTATAATA